GAGTACCGCCCTGAGCATGAGCGGATGCTCTACTCCTTAGGTCTGTCCGGCGCAGCATTCAAGAAGGTCTACTACGACCCAGCCATGGAGCGTCAGGTCGCAGTGTTTATCCCTGCTGAAGACATGATTGTCCCGTACGGCGCTTCTAATCTTCAGAACGCAGAACGTGTTACCCACGTCATGCGCAAGACCAAGAATGAGATGCGCCGCCTGCAAGTCAGTGGGTTCTATAGAGATATAGACCTAGGCGAGCCTGTACAACACCTCTCAGACATTGAGAAGAAGAAAGCAGATCAGCAAGGCTACAAAGCCACCGATGACGACCGCTTCCAGCTCTTGGAAGTCCATGCTTATTGGGACTTAGAAGGTTTTGAAGATACCGACTCAGAAGGCGAGGAGACAGGCATCGGCCTGCCTTACGTCATCACCATTGATCGTGGAACTAATAAAGTTCTGGCAATCCGCAGGAACTGGTTAGAAGACGATGCCAAGAAAACCAAGCGCCAGCACTTTGTAGACTACTGCTACATCCCCGGCTTTGGTTTCTACGGTATGGGTCTAATCCACATCATTGGTGGATACGCCCGCGCAGGAACATCTTTAATCCGTCAGCTGGTAGACGCAGGTACTCTGGCCAACCTTCCCGGAGGCTTGAAAGCCCGTGGTGCTCGCATCAAAGGCGACGACACCCCAATCCAGCCCGGTGAGTTCCGTGACGTAGATGTGCCAAGCGGCGTCATCAAAGACAACATCATGACGCTGCCATACAAGGAGCCAAGCGGCACTTTGTTGACATTGCTTGACCGCATCACCGAAGAAGGCCGCCGTCTGGGATCTATCTCCGATATGAAGATCTCTGACATGAGCGCTAATGCGCCAGTCGGTACAACCTTGGCCTTGCTTGAGAGAACCTTAAAGACCATGGGAGCCGTGCAGGCCCGTGTTCATTACTCCATGAAGCAGGAGTTTAAACTCCTTAAAGGCATCATTCGGGACTACTCTCCTATCGATTATGAGTATGACCCACAAGGCAACGACCGTCAGGTCAAACAGGCTGACTACGACCTAGTTGAAGTTATCCCTGTATCTGATCCAAACAGCTCCACAATGGCCCAGCGGATCATGCAGTATCAAGCTGTGATCCAGCTGGCTCAAGGTGCTCCACAGATCTATGACCTGCCATTGCTGCACCGCCAAATGATTGAGGTTCTAGGCGTCAAGAACGCAGAGAAATTAATACCCGGTGCAGAAGACCAAACACCTAAAGATCCAATTAGTGAAAACATGGCATTCCTTAACGGAAAGCCCACTAAAGCATTCATTTATCAGGATCATGAGGCGCACATTGCGGCGCATACCTCCTTCATGCAGGATCCAATGATTGCCGCGCAAATTGGACAGAACCCAATGGCGCAGAAGATCCAAGCGTCAGCGATGGCTCACATAGCAGAACACTTGGCATTCTTGTACCGCAAGAAAGTTGAAGAGCAAATTGGAGTTCCTCTCCCCGCTCCAGATACCAAGCTGCCAGAAGATGTGGAAGTGCAGTTGTCCCGTCTGGTTGCCCAAGGCTCCGCCCAGTTGTTACAGCTTAACAAAGCTCAACAGCAACAGCAGCAAGCCCAGCAACAAGCACAAGATCCGCTCATCCAGATGCAACAAGCTGAACTCCAGCTTAAGGGTCAGGCCGAGCAGACTAAGGCGCAGAAAATTGCCGCCGACATTGAAATGGCAAAAGCCAAACTCGAACTTGAGAACAAGCGGATCGACACGCAGGCTCAACTCGACATGGCTCGTATCCAAGCGCAGGAAAAACAGAACAACCAAAAGGTTCAAGTTGACCTGTTTAAACGAGGAAGCTAACTATGTATGAAGATCAGGCTTTTAAATATCTTTTAACTGATCTTCAAGAGAAGGAGAAAAACCTTCTTGAGAGTCTTGGAGGCGGGGCGGCATCTGACTACCCCGCTTATCGAGAGATGTGCGGGCAAATTCGAGGTCTACTGTACGCACAGTCTTTAATAACTGACCTTGTTCGAAAACTTGAAAGATATGAAGATGACTGAATACGATGTCAGTGCGGTTGATTTATCGGGTGTATTAAACAAGCCCGAAGTGGAAAAGGCCAAGCAAGTGCCCGATCCCGCAACATACCATTTACTCTGCATGCTTCCGAAGGCAGAAGAGGAAATGGGTGAGGCTGGTTTAATCTATAAAACAGCCACGATGATGCATCATGAAGAGTTGCTTTCTCCAGTTTTGTTCGTTGCAAAGATGGGGCCTGATGCGTTTAAAGACGAAAAACGTTTTCCTTCCGGGCCATCGTGCAAGGTTGGGGATTTTATTATTACTCGCCCAAACACCGGTA